GTTAGTTGTAAATTCTGATCAATGTGAGCCTTAGATAGAAATCCAAAGATCCCCATAGAACTAATTGTCATCAATATAATAATAGCAAAAGTTAAATAAACTTTTAATAGAAATGGTGTGGTATTCCAATTTCTATAAAGCCAAGATGTAGATATAATTTTAGCAAACTCTAGTGTTGTTCCCATTATAACAACGGGCCAAAAAGAACCAGCAAAGACAGCAGTAAGACCTATAATAGAATAATAGGCTGATACACCAGAAAGGCTTAATGCTGTAAGTAGTACTAGATAATTAACCATTCATCAAAGCATCAAGCTTAGCTTTAAATTCTGCTAACTTCTTATCACGACCAGGCCAAAGGATATATTCCTTTTCAGGATCTTTAGAAAGATTGGCAATAAGAGGAAGAATCATCTTATACATAGAATCTAACTTATCTTGATAAGAAAGTGACTTTTGAGCAACTTGTGTAAGTTTACTAATTTGTTGTGTTTCATGCTGTTTTAATTCTTCTTCTGTTACAGCAGAAAAACCAAAATCAAAGTCATCGAATGATGAATTATTGATAGCCATTTTTAAATTTCCTTTTCTATTATCATTCCAAAAAGCCTGAGGACAGTCTATTTCTTTACAATTAATGTAATCTCGTTGTTCACCACATTGAATACATTTTGTTTTCATACAAAAAAGCCTTCTAGTGATGCTTTCTTCTCAACACGCCATCCAATAGCATCGAGAATGGTTTTGATAGGTTCGACAAATGACTTGTTGTATTGTGTATCATAATCGATAAATTGATTAAGATCCAGCTGTTTTGGTAATGCACTGGGGCAAGCAAAAACATTTTCTCTTACTGGATTAGGCAATTTCATATAACAAAATTTAATTTTATCACCTTCTTGGATCAATTGGTAACGTTGATCTAGTTTCATTTTCTTTAGTAGGTGGTTATAAACAAGAGCACCTCTTACTTGAATAGGTGTTGCCTTCTTGTATATTGTATCAGGATCTGCATATTCAGTGAGTCCTTTACAACCACGAGGAAAAGCTACATCTTCAAATGGTAATTTGGCAAATTCTAATCTAAAGTTTTCAATGAACTTAATGATTGCATCTTCATCTTCGTTCATAATAACAGCAATTGCTTTCTTAATATTGTTACGACATGCTTGAGGAGTAGAAGAGCGTACAGCTTCAATGCCCATCATTTTCAACTTAGGTTCTGTATATGAAACACCTTCGTTGTTCCATACATTGAGAATATATCGCTTCTTAGCAGTCCATATGCCTTTGTTAGCAATAGCTTCTCGCTTCATCTTCATTTTTTGTTCGTAGGCATTGACATAATCAGAAAGCTGTTGATAACACTTATCAATAAACGGTTCAAGTCTATCTTCACAGACCTTATCAAGGAAGGTGATAATTTCTGCAGTTGGTCTATCCTCAAGACCGCATTGACTAACCAAGTCGTCAAGCGTAATATACATAGAGTCCGTATCACAAGCAATGACATAGTCAGTATCCTTTGTCTTAAATAATTTGTTCAAGTATATATTGATCTCGCGTTCGATCCATTTAATAGAAAGCTGACCAGAAAGAGTAATTGACTCTGCGAGCTTTGGATCAAACCAACGGAAGTATTCGTTGGTAACTAGGAGAGAGCGCCGTACGCAGAATTCAGCTGGATTTTTTTGGCCAGCTGCATATTATGCGTCTGAGCAATTTCCTTCTGTTTCTGCGTACGTAGCTCTCGTAACTCCTTATCTGTTAATTGTGTGTAATCGATTGACATAACCATCCTTTTGATTTGCCTTTTGTTACGGGAACACCAGTTCGTGAGCTATTCCAAACTGATACGTATGTTAGAGTATACCTCTTTTTTTCATCTCTGCTTCAACCAATTCTATTTCCTTCTTTGCTTCGATCATTCGTTTCTTATATACAACACGATCGTCGTACATCTTTTGCATTAGCTTAGGAAGAAATCCTTGATAGTCTTTATCAAACATACAACCAGAAGCCGCAACAGTAATGTTTTGTGAGATCATTTGATTGCGAACAGAAGGTTCGTCGAGATAACCATTAAGGATCTTTGTAACACCGTCATCACCATTAATAGCGGAGATATGACCAACATATGTTTCTGGCGAGATATTATATTGCATCATTAAGTGAGGATAAAGTGAGTTCAAGTCAAATGATACTACCCACTTATGCATTCCAACTTGAGGATCCTTAACAAATGCTCCAATGATCTGACGTTCCTTTGTACCAACCTTGTTATGTGGAACTACAATCTTTTGACTGAGCAAGTAGTTATGAATAATAACATCCCACATTCGCACAGAAGTGAAAGCATCCTGATAGTTGACCTTACCATCATATGCAATTGCAAATACCTGCTCGATAAACTTCAGCTTTTCATCTAGCTTACCAACAAGATCAACGTCCTTGATGTTATACTCAATGAACTTTTGAAAGTCATTCTTGTATAATCCAAACAACGAATCATATTCAGAGTAATCCATCTTACGTTCGCCAAGCTCAATATTAGCGATGTGGTCTAGGCGATAAGACTCTTGCATTGTAAATGAAAACTTCTTATACAACTGAAGGTAGTCGAGTGTTGAAATACCAACAGGAACATACGTTTGATGTTCACGCCCTGCAACTGTAATTGTGCGTTCTTCAAGTAACTCCCACGGTGATAGCTTCTTAGCCCACGACTCACCAAGCACACGCTTGATACGGTTGACGATGTAAGGAATATCAAACGTCTCAATATTCCATCCAGTAACCAAGTCAGGAGCAAATGCCTTAGAGCGCCAGACATCGAGGAACCTAATTAACAGTTCAGCTTCATCTTTGCATTTTATGTATTTGACATGTTGTTGAATATTAGGATCCAACTTATCGACATTAAAGTCGCCGCAACCAAGAACAACATATGTCTGATCCTTCTTCATTGTAATTGCAGTAATTTCTTTATCTGCTGTCTGGATGTTAGGAAATCCCTGATCAGCTGCAACCTCGATATCGATGTTTACTGTTGATATCAACTTTGGATCGTAATCAACATCGCCAGGAAAATACTCATTAATAAAAGCATAGATGTAGTTAGTAAGTCCGTAAATGTCAAACCCTTCTACTTCTCCATATCGTTTAATATAATCTCTTGCACTAGAGATAGACTCAAATTTAAGCTCATCAACCTGCTTGCCTTTGAGATTGCGGTAAAGAGAATTATTATTTTTTGAGTGTACATAAAGTGTTGGCTTATATGGAATACGGTGTTGTACACGTACACCATTCTCATATCCTCTAACAAGAATATCATTGCGGCTTAGGGAAACGTTTGTATAAAATTTACTCAAAGAATTTATCCAATGTGGCTGGAGGAGGCGATTTAGGTTCTGGTTCGTACTTCTCTCGAAGAGGTGACATCATTCTCATTTGTGTAGCATTATCCATGCAATACTGAACTATGTCAAGAGCATCTTGTAATCTACAGTCTCTTGCCTCTTTAACAGGACACTCAAACACTGACTGAAGTACAGAATATATATGAGCTATGGCAATCCTTCCATGTGGATGTGAAGGAAGGGGTGGCAGCAATGGCTGCATTTTTGGAGCAACCTCTAAGATTTTGTTTCTAAGTTTGGCAAGGTTTTCTTTGTTCATACAGGAACAGTATACGGTTATTCATAACAAATGTCAAGAGAAAAATTAATCTTTCTTATGCATATTTAAATACCAATGAGCAAGTTGTTTGGCTCTTGGAGAAGCAGTCTTTGAAGACCTAACTTTTTTTAATTCAGCAGTAGATTTACCTTTTAGATGGTGTCTAGCCATATCACCCTTATGTTCAGGATGCTTACCATCAATAAAATTTTCTACAAATTGCTTGAATGTTTTCATGATGGTATTTATAGGAAGAGGGGCCTTAGCCCCTCTTTGTTACTTACAACCTTCGTTGATTATAATAAGTTCTTCATCTAAATATGGCCACATCTTACCAATATCTCCTTCCACGCACCTTTTCCCATTCTCTTTCAAGAAATTCTAAATGGTTACGATCAGTTGCTTGGTTAAGATATAAAACCATTTCACGACGATACTTTTGTTCATCAGTTTCACTAATAGTATTAATAAAAGATGAAATTGCATTTATTAAGTAAGAAACTGCAGAACCCATTATAGGATACTCCAGGTTCTTGAAGAAATAGCTTCTTTGGCCACTCTGTCAATATCTGATCTTGTAAGACCGATGTCTGCTAATTCTCTAGTATTCAATGAACTTAATTCACGAACAGTTCTTTGCTGTCTCGATCTGGTCTTATACCAGCGAGAAATTTTATTTAAAATGAGCATTTTTTAGTCCTCTTTATTTTTTTCTGTTAGAAGCTGCTTAGTTGATCCCTTTACAGATTTTTCTGTTTTAACTTCTAAATCAGAA